AAGCTTTTTCTCTACGCCCCAAGATAACGGTAGCCCAACGGACAAACAGGAGCTAACAAGTTTGAGATGATTGAGCTACCATGACCTAATATAATTTATCCCATGTTAATGTCAAGCATTATTTTCTATCGCCTCACGCTGCACGGTCCCCAGCTCCTGATCCAATGATCCTGCTTTTCTGAACAAATCGCTAATGAATAATGGGAAATGGGAACTGACAGGTGAACTTCGACTGAGTCTCGGTACCAGCTGCCTCCAGAGTCCAAGGTTGATGGTCGAAGAATGTTGAATTTATAATGGGAAACGGGAGTTGGGAAATGGGATCTACTCTTCCACGCTGCGCGGTCCCCGCGCCAGCTCAGAGTGCAGGATGGTATTTAATAAAGCTTGATGATCAACGGGAAACGGGAATACGGCAAACGGGATTGGGGTCGACGGTTCATGGATCATGGCCGATGGCCACTGGTACAGTTTGAGAGACCTCTCCTTGAGGGCCTTTCGCAAGATAAATACTCTACCTCCAGCCATACCACGCCTGATAATCCACGATTTTTGATATTTAGATAGTCGGAGCGCTGTACCAGAACTTACCTTTAACTCTAACCAAAACTCTATACCATTACAGCAACCATTAACGTCTGGTATTCCGAGTCCTACGTTTGTTTCTATTCTTTGAAAGTGTACGTTTGGCAACGCTTTTCTTAGTTCTTGATATAGTTTTGACTCTTGTTTTCGCATTGGTTTTATCTCCTAAATTTATGTTCTTTTGAATGTAAGGTAAGAACCAATTATTATCCCTAATTATTTGTGATAATGCATTAGTTAAGTTGTTAACAACAAGCTCCTCATCTTTGTCTTTTGATAAACAATTACCCTCAGTATTTAAACCAGAATGATATACAGCTGCATGCATAACTTCATGTAATAATGAATTAGCCATTGATCTAGATGATTGGTTTTTATCTAAATTTATAATATTTTTATTAGAATCATATTCACCAAAAAAATGACCATCAACACCGTTAGAGGATTCAACAATATCGATTTTAACATCTTCATAGTTTATTCTAATCGTCTTTTTTAGTTTTGACACTCACAGCTCCTACGTTAGTTGATATCAAATGAGAGTTGTGAACTCTATGAAATGCGTCCCAAAATTCTTTTTCAGTCTTCCAATTGATCTTCGCCTTCTTCGGCTTCGATCTCAAGAATCTTTGTGTTTGGTATTTCATCACGTAGCTCATTTATCTGTTTAATCAATTCTTCTTTTGACATTGCGGACAAGTCTTGAACTTTAATTTCCTTTTTGTCAACATACAAACCTACGGATTGACCTAGTCTAAACTCAGCATTGATAGCTGCAGCCAGTTGCCCTTTGTCTTCAGCTTTCTTAGATAAATCATCAAGTCTTCTTAAATGCCTGTAATGATCTTTATAAATTTTAGCTGCCGAATCTCTTAACTTCTCAATGTATGCTACTACATGAGGATATTTATCAGGATTAGTTAATAAACTTCCTGTCTTTTCACAAATTTTATCAGCGTAGCCTGCAGCTTTGGCCGCTTCTTTTTTGGTTACGTCTGGGTATCTTGAAACATAATACTCAGCAAATGTTCTTTGTTTTGGAGTCAAGAACTCTGCTCCTTTCAAACGTTTTTTTAATGCTGCAACAGTATTCATAATTTTAAAAATCTATATAGGTACAATAAACTAAAACTATACTATTACCACAAAAAAGGTCGCCTAACCAGTAGAGCTACCTATATAGTAAGCTGAAATTCAGTGTACTTTCAGGGTACTACACTGAAAGAATAATCGTTGGTATATAAGGATAATAGTCTATTTTCCTGTTTTCAGTGTACTCGGTACTATTTTTTGTGTTGTAGGTGTCTGTACCTTGTAGTACCTTATAAGAATCCTGAAATTCAATTATATGTTGTATTTTTATCACACTTACATTAGAACTATTCTAAACTATTACATTAGAACCATTCTAAATTATATCATTTGCCGTCGTCCGTGATCCGTGATACAGTATTGACATGGAGGTAGCCATGAATAAAACTTAGCTGAGTATTAATTACTCACAAAAGGCTCAGCTGTTTATTTCATATATTTCCCTTCAGCTGGGCCTTTTAAATACTCCCTCACTTCATTAAACCTTTCTTTATTTTTTGCAATATGTTCACAAGCACCGATAAACTCTTGATCCGTATAATCATATTTCATACGGTTAACGAACCAACAACAAAACACCACGTTTCCTGCTTCATACGGCCTCGTAGAGTCGAATCTATCAATAGATATGTTGGTCTCTGTCGGTTTACCCGACCCAAGCTCCCAGGTCATAGTAATGCCTGAATATGGACATTTGAGTCCAAATCGATCAAATTGTTTTTTAAATATTTTTAAAAATTCGAGTCGTGATATTGTAGATTTTTTACGACGTTTTTTTAAGCTAACATTTCTTAAATTTTTAGTGAGATAATCAATATATTCAAAAGGACTACTACTATGTTTTTTAATTCGTGCATTATTTAAACACGTTCGACACTCCGCCTGCAGCCGTCGTCGACCCGCCTTGAAATAAAATTCAGTTAAATTTTTGCGTTCATTACACTTGCTGCATTGTTTGGTACTGCTCCAACAATTAATTCTATACTTTAAACTAAAGTCTGATTTTTCTTTTTCGATTATATTCTTTACGCCATTTGATGTATTCGATCTGCGACTTGGAGAAATATACTTGTTCATTATCTACCATACGCTGGTAAAGGTCGTAAACGTAAGAGTGATCAAACCCAGCCAAAGAACAGACAGTAATAAAATCGTCGCCCCCATCAGAGAACCAACCGTGTGCCTTATATTTTTGTACCACCAACGGTCTTTCCATACCAGGATATATAACGTCTTCAAAAGCACGTTGCAAAACAGCGCGCCATAATTTTTGTTCTGGTAATATTGTTTCAGACTCATATCCAGTTTTTAGCTCCTCTTTTAACATGATAACTGAATTAAACGAGGACTGGGTCAGAATGGTAGCTCTGTATGATGACAAAAGAGAGAGTCACCCAGCCCTCATTTAAATCACTTAACTACGCGTAACACACTCGCATTAAGTTTCTCCTTATCTGTTTTATTTCGGATCTGATCTAAGTGAACTCTGAAGGCTAACCCACTCTCATCAAACCCAAAACTAGCTCCACAGAACAATCCATACATGATGGATTTAATTTTATTAAACTCTTCTCTCGAAGTACGAGATGCAATAAGTTTAACTGCGTTGTCTAGTTCAGCCACAAATACTCCTAAATTGTTGATTTTAAATAAAAAATGTAAATGAAAAAAGAAAATGATTCGTTTTTATAGTTGAACGTCAACTGCCCGATTTATACTCCTAATTTAGAATGATTACAAGTATTAATTAGTATCGGACAGTATTTTTTTCATGTAGGCTTCTGGAGTCATTTTACGTTCTTTGGCCCTACGCTCTACTTCTTTTTTGATCAATAACGATATATACTGACTAGGGCCTCTGTGTTCCTTTCCACATAGGCCTTTCAAAATATCATAGTCTGGCTTTCGAACTGCTACTGATTTATGTCTTGTTATGTTCATAATTATTCCTTTCTTCCTTTTCTATTAATTTAACAATTTTCTCTAAACTTTGGACGGTACATCGTTCTATATAACTTTTAATAGCTATTTTATAATTATTTTTTAACTGTTGGTGCCGTCGTCCGCGATTCATTTGCTGGACTTGCTGAATCTCTATTAACGTTTGATCAACCATTTTGAAGTCTCGCATATTCGTTTGGCTTATCAATCATATCTTGTAATACTTTTTGCTGAGCTTCATACTTCATCGTTTCAATTTGTTGATCAAAGTATTTACCATCAGTAATTTGAATCATAGATGGATAATCGGCTGCCATGGTTATTTTACCTTTACTATTTTTTCTAGCTTCCATAAAAGCTTTTGCAGTTTCTGGATGCTGCTCTCTCATAAAATTTAACAGATCTTTACCATAAACCATAAAAGCATAAATGTTTTCCTGCCATGCTTCTACGTTATCAGCCCAATCTGATATTCTTATAACTATTTCTTTAGTGTGTGCTTTACTCATTTTCTCTCCTTTATTGTTAATTAGTAAATTTACGTATATCTTTAATAGCTTGTTCTGGTGTGTACCCAGTTTTTTGTTCTAAAGTTGTAAAAAATTTTATCAATCGTTCTTGACACTCTTTATCATTTAATGGTGGATCTTCACCAACGATATGCTCATCAATTAAATCAGCAACATCATATTTTTCTATAATCATTTTAGCCCACTTAACTACAGGATTATTTGGATCTACTCCTTTACCCAAACTCATGTCAAACCTATCATCGTTAGTAAAACTAAGAGAGAAATCGTGCGCGGAAAAGATCGCCATAACAAAGCAAACAAGACGACTAAAATCAATAAGATCTTCATGACTTTTTAATTTCCGCATGGATAATCCTTTTGGCTATTGCTTTATCAAATAACATAAATCCCGTATCACCCATAACTAAATTAATATCAGCCATTCGAGTTGCAATTAAATCTATGAAAGCATCATCTTTAAATTCTGATTTCTTAACACTATCGATTAAACTATCAACAGCTTCGTTTAATTGTCTCCAGTTGTATACATTCATTTTTAATTTCAATTTACTTTCCAAAAAGTTATTTTTTGTTTTACAGTATTCAGTAACGTATCAAATACTTTCTGCAATCGTGTGTGATCATCCATTGTTATTATTTCAATTGGTTTTGAATTAACAATTAATCTAATTTGTTTTGCATCTTTGTTTAGTTCAACAGAGAAGTTTGGATTATTAGAATCTAAAATACTTAATCGTGATCCTTGATCCGTCGTTCGTATTTCTTGTTGCACTATATTTTGATTAGCTACCAATTTCTTCATATCCCATGAATATAGTATTGACACTGCCA